CTGAAGAGATTTGGGCCGCAACCATGCCGACGGTCCACAGGCCCACCGGAGGCCAGGTCATCGGCCTGAGCACCATGCGCACCGGGACCCTGTTCCACCGCCTCTGGGATGAGGCGCAGGCCGGGGAAAACGGCTTCCACCCGATTTTCTTGCCGTGGACGGCGGACCCCAGGCGCACCCGGGAGTGGTATGAGCAGACCCGGCGCGACATGCCGACCTCCTACCGGGCCGAATACCCAGCCACCCCGGAGGAGGCCATCAGCGTCGGGGAAGGGGCTGCATTCCCTGAGTGGGATAGCACCATCCACCAGCCGTTCTCCGCCCTGTGGTATCCGCCGCGTGGGTGGCGGATCATCCGGGCCTATGACGCTGGATGGCGGCGGGCCTGTTGCAAATGGTACGCGGTCGCACCGGACGGCTGGGCGGTCTGCTACCGGGAGTACTACCCTAGCATGGTATCCGATGAGGAGCAGGCTAGGACCATCCTGGAGATGAGCAGGGCGCCCGACGGGAGCCCTGAGAACGTTGCCTACACCGTGGCCGATCCGGCGGCCTGGGGGCGGCAGTCGAGCACCGGCGTAAGCACCGCAGAGACCTTCGCCCGGATGGGGATCCACATGCGGCCGGCGGACAATGACCGTAAGAACGGCTGGAGGCGGCTCCACCAGTGGCTCCAGGTCCAGCAGGACAAGGACGGCGAGCCGATGGCCTGGCTCCGGTTCACGGCAGCCTGCCGCCACACGCCCAGGGCGTACACGTCGATCCCGTATGACGAGCACGATCCCGAGGACGTGGCCGACCACCCGGACGATCACCTGCTGGACGTCGACGCTATTTCGTGATGTCGAGGCCCGCACCGGAGCCCCGGCCCAAGGAGCGCGAGCGGAGGCGCCGTCGCCGGGCTGCGCTGCTTCGGCCCGTGGTTTCGGACATCACGGGCTACTGAGGAGGCTGGCAGCCGCATGCGAGTCAAGGTGCAGATCGAGTGGGAGGACACCCCAGACTATGACACCGCCGGCCTGGCTATCTGGTGGCGGACGGAGCCAGTGGGCCTGCCGATCCCTGAGGATCTGGTCCTGGGGATCCTGGAGCGGGCTAAGATGATGATCTACGAGAACAGTCTGGGCCTGGAGCCAGCCCAGGGCAACTGGGACGAAGACGAGGAGGACGGTCATGCCTTTCAAGAGTGAGGCCCAGCGCAGGAAGTTCTATGCCATGGCTCGTCGAGGCCAGATCAGCAAGGAGACCCTGCGGCGCTGGGAGCAGCACACCGGGGACCGGAAGCTACCGGAGCGTGTCCGTCCGAAGCGTGCGCAACGCCGGCGTAAGGGCGGCAAGTAGCGAAGGGGAGGGTATGCCGTGGCCGTCGAGTTGCCCAGCAACGGACAAGCCCCATACGTGATCGTGGCACCCGACCAGCAGCGGCTTGACCCGGCCCGCGTTGCGGCCAATCTGCTCGCACGATTCCGTTACGCCGACGACTGGCGGAAGCAGTACGACGAGATCGCCGTGCGGTGCTATAAGGCGTATGTCGGTTGGCGCAACGAGGTGCCGCGGGACGAGCACGGCAACCCGATCCGCTCGAACCTCCACATTCCCCGCACCTACGAGCAGATCGACACCTGGCGCGCCCGGCTGGTAGCGTCATTCTGGACGTCCCGCCCCTACATCGACTTCCTGCCCCGGCCAACTCGCGGCGGCGTGCCCGGCGTTGTCGCCGTAAATGCCGAGAACGCAAAGATTGCCTCCGCGCTCCTTGACCAACAGCTTGACCAGAACAACATTGTGAAAGTCTTCTATGACTGGGCGACCGAACTGTTGATCTACCCTGCGGCCGTCATGGCGGTTGGCTGGCGCTATGAGACACGCAAGGTCCACCGCCCCATCCTCATTCCGAGGGTCGAGGTCGACTCCGATGGAAACCCGCAGCTCGTACAGCAGCTTGTGATCGAGGAGACGGAGCAGGTCGTCTGGGACGACAACGAGATTTCGCTGGTTGATTACTGGGACTTCTGGGCTGACCCGCGCGGCCGGGACATCGACAACTGCCGCTTCGTCTTCCACCGCGAGTGGCTCACGAGGGACGCCCTTGAGGAACGGCTCGCACTCTTGTCCGACACCGGACTTGGGACCGTCTACGGCCTCGACTGGGACGAACTCAAGGAGGCAGGCTCCGAACTCGAAGAGGGCCGCTGGCGCCCCATGAGCGAGGTAGGGTTGACGCCGGAGACCCGCCAGGGCCACTGGGATGAGGACGAGCCCATTCAGGGCCACACGGGGCAGCTTGTCGAGGTGCTGCACTACTGGGAGAACGAGCGCCACGCCATTCTGGTGAACCGTAAGGCCGTGGCCTATGACGGCCCCAACCCCTACTGGCGGCACGGGCGGAAGCCGTTCGTCGTGCAGTCGTTCGAGCCACTGCCCAACCAGTTCTACGGCATGAGCGCCGTGCAGATCATCCTCCACCTGCAGGAGGAGGCCAACACGATCCGCAACCAGCGGATCGACAACGTGTCGTTCGTGCTGAATCGCATGTGGAAGGTGAGGCGTAGCGCTGACATCGCCGAGGACGAGATCGTCAGCAGGCCGGGCGGCCTGATTCCGCTGGACGATCCCGAGCGTGACCTGATCCCCGTTGACATGCCGGACGTGACCGCCAGCAGCTACAACGAGGAAATGGTGGTCAAGCAGGACATGGAGAACGCCATTGCCACTCCCCCGGCGGTACGGGGAGTCGGCGACCAGCGCGACCGGACGGCCCGCGAGATCATGGTGCTGTCCAGCAACGCCGCCGTCCGCTTCGAGAACAAGCTGAAGATCTACGAGGAGGCCATCAAGCGGCTTGCCTACCTCATGGACTGCAACAACCAACAGTTTATCGACACGGGCCGACTCGTGCGGATGTTCGGCGAGGATGGCACCATGGCTTGGCGCTGGGTGGAGCCCGACCAGCTGGTGGGCGAGTACGATTACCGGCCCACCGGAATGGCTACGACCCCGCAGCCAGCAAGGAGATCAGGCGCAGGCAGCTCACAGAGATGATGCAGGTCGCCCGGGCAATGCAGATCCCGTTCATCGACTACTACGAACTCACGAAGATGTGGCTTGAGAGCTTCGACGTGCGGGCCGTCCAGAGGCTGCTCCTGGATCGAAATGTGGTCTTCCAAACGATGGCCGAGATGGCAGCCCAGCAGCAGGCCCAGGAGGCCCAGCGCGCCCTGGATGTGGCCACGCAGCAACAGCCCCAGGCGGCGGATGGAGGGCGTGAGCCGTGGCAAAGCTGACGGACCGTGAAGTTTCCGCGCTTGCCCACCTTGCCATGATGGAGGGGTGGGCTATTTTGTCCCGCCACATCAACGAATGGGCAGGGACAGCGACCAGCCTGCTCACGAGGGCCGAGTTCCGTGACCTGCTCGAAGTGGGCCGCCTGCAAGGGCAGATAACGGCCTACCGCAAGGTCATCGACTTCGTGAACAACAGGCTGAAAGCGCAAAAGGAGGGCTAGCATGGCCCAGAAAGAGCCTGGCGTCTTCGACGACCCCCTGATGCTCGGCCTCGAAGACAACGACGAACCGGAGGCCCCGGTTGACGACTACGGACAAGCCTCCGAAGACCCCGCGGCCGCAGCACAGCAGACGTTGGAAGGCGCCAAGGAAGACAGCGGGCCCGATTCCGAGCCGGACCAGACCCCCGATACGGGACAAGTCGACCAGGCCGGCCAGGACGGACAACCCGGAGAGCATGCGACGCAGGGGCAACCCCAGCTCATCCTCGGCAAGTTCAAGAGCACCGAGGATCTTATCCGCTCCTACCAGGAGCTGGAGAAGAAACTGGGGAGCCGTGACCAGGAGAAGGAGGAGCTTAAGCAACAGGTCGCCGTACTCGCGAACCTCTTGCAACAGACGCAGCAGCAGCTCCTGGCTACGCGAGCGGGCCAGGACGCCCAGGGAGCATTGTCGGTGCCGGGGCAGGCCGGCGCTGTTCAAGCCGCACCAGGATTCGCGCCGCAGCAGGCCCAGGCCGTACCGACTCCTCAGATCGACCCTGAGGAGTTTCGGGACGCTCTCTATTCGGGCAACCCGGTTGAGGCGATCATGCAACTGGTCACGCCGCTCGTGACTCAGCAGGTTCAGCAGCTCGGTCACCAGATCAATGCCGGGCTCATGCAGATCGTCCAGCCGATACAGCAGTACGCCCAGCAACAGCAGGCGATCCGGTCCTTCGAGGAGCAGCTCGCCGACGTGCGCAGGCAGTACGCCGACGCACCGGAGGGCCTCAGGCCGGACGACTTGCTCGACGAGATGAGCAAGGTCTTCGACGAGGATAAGAGGATCGCCACGTTGCCGAATGCGATGTACGTGGCGTATTGGCAGGCCAGGACCCGCAAGCTCCAGGAGCTCGCAACGAACCAGGCTGCGCAGGTCGAGAACCAGGTGAAGCTGGCCCATAAGCAAGCGGCCAGGATCACGACTTCTGGCACCGGCGGCCCGCAGCTGCCGCGCCAGAAGACTCCCGAGGAGCTAATCATCGAAGAGACCTTCGGGTCTCTATCAGAACCCAAGGGCATTTTCGACGACTGAGGCGGCAGGTGCCGCTGACAGGGACTTTTGAGACAGGCGCTCCGACCAGGGCGCCTTTTTCGCGTCCACCTCCAGTTGCCGCCTGCCGCCCGGCATAGGAGGGAAACGGCAAAATGGCAGTTGGACTTCCGACCCCTTCGAGCAATGCGCCGGTCACCACCTTTTCGATTGACCGGGATCGAAGGAATATAGACGTATCTCGCCAGATTGCGAGGTACATGCCCGATGACAGCCCGTGGACCGTCATCCTCATGCGGGCGCGCAAGCGGAAGACCCAGACGGTTGAGTTCCACAGCTACGATGAGGAGCCCGGCGCGTGGTGGACTCAGGTTACGAGCGCCGTTACGGACTCGGATACCGACATTCCGGTGCTCGACGCCACCATTTTCAGGGCCAAGGATGTTGTCAAGGTCCCCAAGACTGGCGAAATCATGTTCGTGACAGCGAGCAATGAAGCCACGAACACGATTTCGGTCATCCGGGCTTACGCTGGCGAACCGGCCCAGGATATCCAGGCTGATACGTGGATCGTTCGGCTCGGCAACGCGATGGAGCAGAATTCCCGCGCTCCCGACGAACGCATCGTTCAGCCGGTGAAGTTCACCAACTACTGCCAGATCTTCCGCACACCATTCAGCCAGTCGGACACGTCCGAGGCTGAGGCTCTCAAGACGTCGGAAACCGAGCGGGTTCGCCTGCGCCGCCTCAAGGCCCTGGAGCACCGCATGGACATCGAGCGCGCGTTGATCTGGGGCCGGCGCAAGGAAGACCCTGCCAACCGCCGCTACTTGACTGGCGGTCTCGACCAATTCATTACGACCAACGTCTACGACTGCCAGGGCGAGCTGACCGAGGACAAGTTCGAAGACATGTGCGCCACAGTCTTCAGCCTCGGGCCTGGCCGCCGCATCTTCCTGGCCTCTCACTACGTCCTAGCGCAGATCAACAAGTGGGCCAGGGACAAGATCGAGACCCGTTCGGGCGAGGAGACCTACGGTATTAGGCTCCGCATGTACCGGAGCTTCCATGGCGACGTGTACCTCGTTCCCAGCCGCACCTTCCAGTACGACTACGCTGGCATGGCGTTCTTCCTGAACATGGACCAGATCGAGTACCGCGTCCTGCGGGACACCCGCCTCTGGACCAACACCCAGGAGAACGACCGGGACGGCTGGCGTGACGAGTACATTACCGAGGCCGGCTTGCATGTGCGCCTTGAGAAGACGCACATGAAGGTGCTCAACTGCCTGCCCGCCTAGGGCACGGTGGCGAGGGACAGGGCGAGGCCCTGATCTGCGGGGCCTCGCCTTCTTGATTACTAGCGAGGAGGGGAGCCTATGCCGACTACGTTTTACAGCCCGCACCGGCACTTGATCATCAACGCCGAGCCCAAGGTCCCGAGGATCGAGTTCGTGAACGGGCTGTTCGCGACTGAGGATCCCAAGCAGATCGAGTTACTCCGCAAGCACCCTGGGTATGGCCGCTATATCTTCGAGAACCAGTCGGGCGTGGTGCAGCAGGCAGAGGAGACCAAGCCTGCCCAGCAGCCCAGGAGGACAACAAGGGGCCGCACGTCTGCCCTGAGTGCGGGCGTGAGTTCGACAGCAAGAAGGGACTCGAGACGCACTTCCGGCAGAAGCATCCCGATTCGGACCTGTTGTGAGGGGAGGTTGACGCGCAGTGACGGCGCTGGAGATCAAGAGGGCCGCAGAAGCCTACGTGGATGAGGTCATTGACGACGACCAAGCCATCACTGCCATCAACCGTGCCCTGGCCGAGATCGGGGACCAGGCCGATTTGTACTCTCACCTCGATGTGAACCTTCAAACTCCCGGCGAGGACGTAGACCTGCCAAGCGAAGCGATCAGCGTCTACATGGTCGAAAGCCTGGACAGGTACGGAGAGCCCTATGAGGACTACCGACAGATCGGCCATACTCTATTCTTTCGGGACCCAGGGCGGTTTCGTATCCACTACCGTCGGATGCCGTCCCGGCTCCCGGCGAACTCGATCAACGCCAGGCCCGACATCCCTGACATCTTCCATGAGGCGCTGGTCACGTATGTGGCCGCCTGGTGGAAGCTCCAGGACGACGACGAGAGCCCCGATGGGCTCCGGCTGATGGACGAGTTCAAACAACAGGTGCTGCGGATCTCGTCTGTGCTCAGGCGCCGTCGTGTCCCCAGGACCGTGCCCGTCTACCGTAGTTACCAGCCGCCGCGGAGGGGGCTCGGCTGATGCCAAAGCAGCTCTTCGTGGTGCAGGACTTCCGCGGTGGCTGGAATGCTGACGCCGCCGATGACGCCCTGCTTGACAACGAGCTGCGCGTCGCGGACAACGTTGACCTATCTGAGCGGGGCGGCCTGACCAAGCGCAAGGGCACCAGGCGGCTGAACCAAGAGGACTACACGGGCGATGTGGTCCGCCTGTTCGAGTGGAAGAAGCCAGACGGGACCACGCAGCTCCTGGCGATTACTCGCGAGGTCAATGGGCCGACCCTCGGACGAATTCGGGACGACCAGGACTGGCGTTTCGAAGGAATCGCTCTCCTCGAAAGCGAGGACGCAGCGGTTCTCGGCTTCAAGGACAAGCTTTTGTTCCTAGACGGGAGCAACCTCTACGAGTACGACGGCTCGAACTGGGGGCCTATCGCGCCAGAAGATCACCCCGAGAACGACATGACAGCAGTCCGGCGGTGCAATCTGCTCGTCTGGCACCCCAAGAGCCAGCGATTCTTCGCTGCCGGCGACCCCAGGGACGTTCAGGCGATCTACTTCTCGGAGCCAGGGGCTCCCAACTTCTGGAAGGGCACCTCTGTGTTGCACCCAACCTCCGGCGAGGGGGCCATCCAGGCCATCAGCCTGTTCGGCGATGCGGTCCTCGTCTGGTACGAGGACAGCCTGTGGCTCTGGCGGGGCATCGATCCAGACGTGGACGCTTCCTGGGAGCGGCTTCCGATCGGCCTTGGCAAGATTGCCAAGCGTACTATCACGCTGACTCCTGATTCTCTGGCCGTCTTGGCTCGGGGCGGGCTCTACGCCCTTGCTGCGCCGGCAGTGGGCTACACCACAGTGGCCGAGCCGGGCCGCAGCATGGTTGCGAACCTCGCCCAGAACAAGGTCCAGAGCGTTATCAAGTCAATGCGCCTGGACATCGCAACGGCCATTTACGACCCAACAGAAGAACGCCTGATGGTGGCCTACTCTGACAACCCGACACTTGGCTACAACGATCAGATCCTGGTTTTCGACTGGGGCCTCGGT